AATCCTATCTTAGGATATAGATACGAGTCACTTGGTCAGCAAGTACGCTCAAGTCAAACATTTTATTCTCAACACGAAAAAAACATGGCATTATGTACGAAGTAATTTTATACGGAGCTGTATTGACAGTAGATGGTGACTATGACAAAGGTAGTAGTCGCTGTAACGCTCTAGACGAAGAGCAAGGACATTCATTTGAGACTCATACAGTACTAGCTCAGGAGACGGATATAACAGACATCGTAATGATTGCTGGAGAGTTATCTACAATAGATGAGTTAGTATTAGATAAATACTTTAATTAATGACATACGAAGAGAATAGAGAGAGAGATTTATGGTTCGAGTCAGTATCTAGGAAGATAATCGAATGGAGTGACCTAAAACCAGACAATAAAGATTTAAAGGAATTAGTAAAAGGTTTATCTATAGTAGGAGTGCATTATATTAAAATGCAAAAAGAATTGAAAGATATAGAATACCTATATACTAAGAACCAAAACGATCTTAGAGAGACAGTAGATAAATTAGTAACAATATTAAAATAACAGACATGAATAATAAGACACCAAAACAAATAGTAGAGTATGCAAGAGCTAACCCTCATACAGAAGAAGAGGTATTCTCAAACTGCTGTGGATCTGAAGCTAGTAAATTAAGTGATAGCTTATGTGGTAATTGCTTAGAACACGCAGACTTTGGATAAATATTACATCGATGACTTAGTTAGTAGACTCGTGACGTTAGTTAATGACAACTTAATGATGAGAGCTACTATACAGAGGAAGATAGAACGAATAAATGAATTAGAATCAATAATAAATAATAACAAATTAAAACAATAATTATGAATGACTTAATATCGTTTAAAAACGCACAGATTGAAGCACTACAGGATTTAGTTGCATCACAGGATAAATACATAATGCAACTAGAGACTTATGTATATGAACTAACAGACAAGGATTCTCCAGAAGAGTATAAGACTGTAATTAGAAACGAAATATTTAACTCAGAAAACGATGGACAATAGAAGTAAAGAGATATTTGACTTAGTTAGTCATACTATGTTTAACAATATTAGCTATGATAATTTAACTGATCAACAGAGAGAAGTTGTTAAGTTGGAGATACTAAAAAGAAAATTAATTTAAAATAAGTTATAAAAAGTTTGCATATATCGTTTATTTGTTGTATGTTTGCAACTCAGTAATAATAAAACAAAAACAATATGACATTTCACGACAAAGTAGTTAGTGTGCAATCTACATTAAAAGCACCAAAAAATCAACGTAACAATTTCGGTAAGTATAACTATCGATCTTGTGAGGACATTCTAGAAGCTGTAAAGCCTTTACTTAGAGACGTAGGTCTAACACTCATGATTACAGATGAGATTAAAGAAGTAGGTAGCTTAGTGTTTGTTGAAGCAAGAGCAGTATTGTTTGACTCTGAAGGACGTATTGAGACAACGGCTCAAGCTGGAGTCGATCCTAATCGTAAAGGGATGGACATAGCTCAATCATTCGGTTCAAGCAGTTCTTACGCTCGTAAGTACGCTCTAAACGGTTTATTCTTAATTGATGACACTAAAGATGCTGATGCGACAAACAGTCACTCAGACAGCCGTAAATGGCTAAACAAAGGTAGCGCAGAGTTTACTAAGGCTCAATCCTTTATTCAAGGAGGTGGCTCAATTAGTGATATAGAAAAAAAGTATAAATTATCAGCAGAAGTAAAAGGTTTATTAGCTTAAACAAAACAATTAACAATTATTAAATAACAATTAAAACAATTAAATTATGGCATCATTATTATCAGTATCAATCAACGTAGCAGATTTACCAAAGGAGAAATTTGTACAAGGTAAAAAAGGAACGTATTATAACTTTACTATTTCAGTGAATGACGATACAAACCAATTCGGACAGAATGTAAGTTTATTCGATTCTCAAACTAAGGAAGAGAGAGAAGCTAAAAAAGCTAAAACATATATCGGTAACGGGTCAGTAATCTGGACTAACGGAACTTCTGTAGTCGCAGAGAGACAAGAGAAGGAAGTAGCTCAAGCAGCTCCGGCAGCAGAAAGCTCGGACCTTCCATTCTAAATTAAACTAGGGGAGCTTAACAACTCCCCTTTTTTTACCTTATGAAAGAAAATATAAGATTTACGGTTAAGATTATATTGCTAACTATTGCAGCATTATTATTTAACTACTTAACAAAATAAAAACAAACAAGATGACAGAAAGTGAAACAATAGATAAGATGCTGATGGAGCAGATCGAGAATGACTGCTTTGTAGACTTATCAGAGATATTAGAATTACCTCCTGTTGCTCTTAGCTTTGGTGAATATCAATATAACTCTAAAACTGGCGTAAAGACAGCTCCTGTGCCTATTGGTACTTATGGCAACTTTAGCTTTATTCAAGCTCCACCAAAAAGCATGAAGACCTTCTTTATATCTTTATTAACTTCAGTTTACTTAGCTCCTTCAGGTCAGAATAGATTCGGAGGTAAGATTAGAGGTCATAGAGATGATAAGTGTGTTTTGCATTTCGATACAGAGCAAGGTAAATACCATGCACAAAGAGTATTTAAGAGAGTTGTAGATATGAATGACGATGCAGACTTAGGATGCTATCATACGTTTGGACTTAGAGCTATTGGATATAAAACTAGACTTAAGTTTATAGAGTATTATATGCAGAAGGTAGTTGACGAAGGTAATGAAGTAGGTCTAGTAGTAATAGATGGTATTGCTGATTTAGTATCTGATGTAAACAACCTTGAAGAGTCCAATATGTGTGTCCAGAAGATTATGGAATTATCATCTAGGTTTAACTGTCACATAGTTACAGTAATTCACTCTAACTTTGGCTCAGATAAACCAACGGGTCACTTAGGATCGTTCTGTGAGAAAAAATGTGAGAGCCAGATAGCTCTAGAGAAAAACACAGTTAATGATGGATGGATAACAGTAAGCTGTAAGAGGTCAAGAGGATTCTCCTTTGAGACATTTAGCTTTAAAGTTAATGAGATTGGATTCCCTGTTATCATAGGTGACTTATACGATCCTTTAGCAGATATACCACATACAAGAGAAACAGTAGTTCAACCTAAACAAAACAAATGGAAAGCGAAGCAGTTATCATTTTAACATGTCCTTTATACGTAGACTTACCTAGAAAGACTAAAAAAGATAAAAGGGTTTATATAAACATGAACTCATATAGAAATCTACATTTCTTAGTTAATAATCAAGTCAAGAAAATGTATTTAGAGGCTGTTAGAGAGCAGTTAGAGGGTTTAATTATACAAACACCTGTTGAGATAACTTATAAGGTATATAAGAAGACCTCTAGACGTTTAGATAAGCTAAATGTAATATCTGTAACAGGAAAGTATTTACTTGACGCCATCACAGAGTTAGGCTGTTGGATTGATGACAACGATGACCATGTAAAGACAGAAACTATATTACCTACAGAGCTAGATAGAGCTAATAGTAGAGTTGAAGTAACAATTAGAAGTATTTAAAACTTATAGTGCGAAACTTAGTATTTATTTGTATATTAGCTGAAACGAAAAACAATATATATAAAATGAATGCAAAGACACAATTAAGTAAGTTAGCTGGAAAACACCAGAGATGGGTTGGACTTGTACGTAGTATGGGTTGCAACCCTTCTGTCGTTGAGGACGTAGTTCAAGACGCTTACTTAAAGGTTTGGAAGTATCTGGAAAAAGGTAAGAACCTTACTTATGGAGAGGATGATGTTAATGACTTTTATATGTATATGACGCTGAGAAGTGTTTACTTTGACGGTAAGAAAAAGAAAAACATAGTCAATAGTGAAGTTAAGGATCAAGAGGTTATGGATAGAGCTATTAATAACTTAGTATCTGAAGAGGCGTCTGAACTAGAGTCTATTGCATTTGAGAAGTTAGTAGCTAAAATACATGAAGAGGTTAATACGTGGGAGTTTTATCATAGAAACGTATTTATAGCTTACTTTACGTCTGGTTTATCATTAGATAAGCTATCTAAAGATATAGGTATAGGTAGAAGCAGCTTGTATAACTCTATAAAGAAATACAGAGAAGTTATAAGAGGCTTATTTAGCGAAGACGCTGAAGATTATTTTAACGGAGATTTTACATTAATTAAATAATAATAAACATGGAAGAGTTTAAAGGTGACAAAAGAAGTAAAGCTTATAGAGCTTACAAAGCTAAGTTTGAGGAGCAGCAAAAGGAGGAGTCTAAAGGACTAGGTGATACTATAGCTAAGATAACTAAGGCTACAGGTATAGAGAAAGTAGTTAAGGCTGTAGTAGGTGAGGATTGCGGTTGTGATGAGCGCAAAGAAACGCTTAACAAGTTATTTAAATACACTAACGTTGAATGTTTAACTGAAGACGAGTATAACAGACTAGATAAGTATTTTGCTAGGAATACATCTACAGTAGACTACTTAACCCAAAAGAACTTACTTAAGATATATAATAGGGTCTTTAGTAAAAATAAAATGACATCTAACTGTTCAAGTTGTGTCAGGAGGATGGTAAGAGACTTACGAAACGTTTACGAAAACAATTAATTTAAGAAGGGAAGCTAAAATAGTTTCCCTTTTTCTTGTTTATATGAATAATATTTCGTATGTTTGCACAGTCAATAATGACAGACAATAATAAAAACAATTAAATTATGAGAAAATTATCAATTAGTACAAAGTCGCTTTTATGGGTGATAGTTGCAGCAGTAGTGCTAGCTTTAACATCCAGTTGCTCTATAGAGCAATGCACTGAGACTCTATGTGTGGAGCGTATGGGTTATTCAGCGTCATCCTCAAGTAATGTATCCTCCTCAAGGGTGATTGTAGAAACTGTAGATTTATCTGGTATGACAGGTGACAGAGAGATTAAATCACAAGGAAACAATTCTTTATACCAAACTACTGGAGACTTAAACTTAAATGGGTATCGTTTAAGGTTGGTTAACGTTCAATTAACAGTTGTAGGTAATATGAATGGAAACGGAACAGGTGGAGGCTCTAGAGTTTCTACTCAAGGAACTTCTACAGTATGTGTTCAGGGTAGTATACAAAATAACCCTTCTTATAATGATAAAGACTTTAATTGTGATTCATTGAGTAGTGGTGGATCATTGTCTTACAACGAGGGAGAGATAGAGTTTGAATGTGGTAAGTTTATTGTAGGAGACACTTACAGACAAGACAATAACTGGTACAGGATAATTCAATGTAACTAAAGAAAATAAATTAAATAAAGCTTGCATATGTCATTTATATTTCGTATGTTTGCAGTATAACAATTAAAAACAATTAAATTATGAAAAAAGTATTATTAGTATTAGTGATGGTAGTATTAACCTTTTCAATGAGCGCACAAGAGGCGGTAGCTGATAGCGTATATGTATCAAATGTAGATATATTTACCGACTCACCAATAAAGCAACCTAAGCTACAGGTGACCAAAGTAGTCGACTCGGAGAGAAGGATAGTGGTTCCTGTACATGGAAAGACAGCAGACGAAATTTATACTATGGTAGAAATTGCAGTTGCAAAGTTTTGGAAAAACCCTGACGAAGTCATAGAAGGCAAGTCTGCAGGAAAATATATAAAAATACGTGGAGGAGGCTCTACCGTTCAGTTTAACTCTTTGGGTCTGATTTATTCATTCTCTACAATATCATCTTACATGATACAGTTCAAAGATGGCAAGTTTATGTATACTATATCTTACGAAACTAAATATCCTGTCACCCAGTATAGTAATGGAGGTATTTATCCTACCATACTAAAGACTCACAAAAAAAATGGCAAGCCTATCAAACTTGCAATTTCTAACATGGCTTCAATAAATGCAGGGGTAAATTCTTTTATTAACACGATACTAGAAAGCGACCTTGAATCAGGAGTAGATTCTGATTGGTAACAATTAATAACAATTAAAAACAATTAAATTATGAGAAACATTAAAGCAATGAGATTATCAATATTATTAGCTATGCTATCTATAGGGTTAAACGTAACAGCTCAGCAAATAGTTGATATTGATAGAGTAGACGCTTACAAATTATACAGTAATACGGTGGCTAATGTGTATGTTTACGAAAACTCTAATGACACTTACACTGTCAGAGTTAAGGATTATCAATACCAATACTTAACAGAGTTTTTTAGCTTAAACATAGAGACAAAGGATGACTTCTTAGCTTTATTTATTAAGTTCAACTCACTATCTAAAGGTGATAAGTTCTTATTTGGGGAAACTATAATAATGAAGGACTATGTTAACGGAATGAGTATAAGAGTAGGTTCTAAGTATTCTAGGATCGGAAAGGGAGTATTAAAGAAAATATATAATAAACTAAAACAATAACAATTATGAAGTTTAAACAATTAACACAAGACGACAAAAACCTTATCAAGAGTGCATACTCTACAGAGGTAGCTAAGCAAAGCGTTCAAGAAGGATTAGCTTCTACATTCGGAGTTCATACCAGAACGATTAGAAAGTGGGCAAAGAGATTAGGTTTAACAGGTCAAGAACTATCTAAAGACTTTAGAGTATTAGTATATGATATTGAAACGTCTAGAGTAACAGCTAAAGTTTGGTGGACAGGTAAACAATATGTAGGACATAAGCAGCTTATTGAAGAGCCTAAGATTATCTCTATATCTTATAAGTGGTTAGGAGAATCTAAGATCCATGCTTTGACTTGGGATAAGAATCATAGTGACGAGAAGCTTATTACTGATTTTATGGAGGTGTATAATAGCGCTGATATGGTAGTAGGTCAAAACAACGATAGATTTGACAATAGATGGATTAATGCTAGAGCTATGAAGTTCGGAGTTCACTTTAATACGTTTGTTAAGTCATTTGATATTATGAAGCAGACTAAGAGATTATTTAGACTTCCTTCTTATTCAATGGATTACATTACTAAGTTCTTAAACGTAGAGAATAAGCAAACACATGAAGGTATTAAGATGTGGGACATGATTCAAGACGGTAACAAGAAACAACAAAAAGAATACCTACAGAAGATGGTAGACTACAATGTTGGTGATATTGTATCAACAGAGGCAATGTATGTTAAACTAAGAAAGTATATGAACCACAAAATGCACTTTGGAGTATTAAACGGACAGCCTAAGTATAGCTCTCCTTCTGATGGAACACTAGATGTTAAACTACTTAGAGTATCATCAACTCCAGCAGGAACACTACAGTATATTATGCAGTCTAATACGGACCAGACACAATATAAGATTAGTCACTCTGCTTACTTACAGTTTTTAAATAGCTAAATAATAATAGGGGAGTGTAAAAGCTCCCCAATAAAACAAAAACAAATATGTCGTGTAGTATGAATAAATATGAAGAGATAATGAGAGCAGAAGCAGAAGAGCTAGAGAAAAACCTATATTACAGATACATGTATAACGGTGACCCTGTGGAGGATATGCTAGATAACCCCCCTTTTGCACAACAGAAGACTAAGGCACAGAAACGTAAGCAGATGCCTGTTTACTCTGGAGTACTTAAATACTTCCCTGATGCATTGAAGGAAGTCTCTAAGGCAAGTCAAGCTGGAAACGATCAGCATCATCCAGATAAACCTTTGCATTGGGATAAAACTAAGAGCTTTGATAATGAAGACGCTCTTGTAAGGCACTTAATAGATCACTCTAAAGACCCTATGGATGACGATGGAGTTTTACACTTAACCAAAGTAGCTTGGAGAGCTTTAGCTTCACTACAAATATATCTAGAAAACAATGAGTAAGTCAATTACAGTTCTTATAGATGCAGATAGTATAATATTTGCGTCGGCTGTTACTTCAGATACCTTAATAGACGCTAAGGATAAGATGGACTATAAAATCAACGAAGTGTTAGACTACTTAAGTAGCAAGTACACAATAGATGGTTTTTCAGTCTTTAGCGGTTCTAAAGGTAACTTCAGAAAGTTTGTAACAGATACATATAAGGCAAATAGAAGGGATATGGAGATCCCAGAGCATTTAAGTGCATTACATAAACACTCAAAAGAATATTGGGATGCTAAGTACACTTATGGATGTGAGACGGATGACTTGATTGCTTCAGCTTGGTATAAGCATAGCAATGAAGGTAAGAACGTAGTTATAGTGGCGATAGACAAGGATTATTTACAATTTCCTTGTGTTATGTACAACTATAATAAAAAAGAATTCATAGTTCAGTCGGAATTAGACGCTTTAAGAGCGTTTTACACTCAGATGATAGTAGGTGACTCTGCAGATAACATAAAGGTCTGTAAGGGCAAGGGAAAGGCTTTTGCAGCTAATTTACTAGAGTCATTGACTACTAAGTATCAAATGACTAGAGCTGTATATGAATTGTATAGGGGGTTTTACAAAGGTAAGGCTGCTTTTAGATATAGAGAAACATTCAACTTGTTAAAATTAAGAACAAATGTATAATAAAGAAAACGAAGAGGCTTACTACTTACTTAGTTTGCATGATCTATATGAAGGTATAGAGTTAGACGCATTAAAGGCTGCTCTAGAGGATATGGAAGTGTCTGAACAGTACGAAGCATGTGGAGGTATAGCTAAGGCGATTAGATTCGCAGAAAACAATACAAGACAACAACTAATACAAGAATATGATGACGCACTCGAGAGACTTGCACAAGAAGCTGATTAGTACCATACAAGAAGCTATGGATATAGATAATATATTCAAAGTGAGCAGAGAACAGAGGTATATAGACTCTCGTATGATGCTTTTTAAGTACCTTAAGGATGTTAAAGGATATAACTGTACGGAGATAGCTAGGTTATCTAAAATGGGAGCCTCTTCAGTATCAAATAGTATAGAATCATTTGATGACAAAATTAAATATAACAAAAGACTTAAAGACGTTTGGGATTATATAAATTATGAGAACTCAGATAAATTGTCCAGCAGCAATAAGGATAACCTGAGAGCTGTAGCAATACTAGATAAACTGAAGGATAGAAATAAGGTAGAAATGGCTTTAACTAAATTTAACATTATAATAACAGGTATAAATGGGGTATAATACAGTAAAAATAATTCAACACTCTAAGCATGAATACGAATGGTCTATAAACGGATTAAAGTTAGGCATCTGGGAGAGAAGCGAGTTAAGAGAACTAATAGAAATAATTGATAACAAAATAAACACAGGGATATGAGAACAGAAAAAATGAATCAAAGACAGAGAATAGCTAGACTAGAAAAAGTAGGTTCAATGAACTACATAAGGATCAGTAAGTTAGAGCAGTTAGTTGCTGAACTTAGAGGTGTAGATGTAGAATCTAAAGAAGAGAAATAAGATGGAGAATCAATTATCAATGTGCGGATGTAGCCTCAACTTAGAGTTGTGTAACTGCAATCTACCTTATATATATATAAATGGCGAAAAAGAAAATAGTTAAGAAACCATTCACTACAAATTACGACGCTATAAGGTACTGTTTTAAAGAGGGGTATAAGATATATCCCTCTACTACAGATAATGTTGTATACTTCGTTTCTATGGAGAAAGGACATCAGAAAGCTACTCTAACTGATAGGTATACACTAAAAGATATTGACTTCGGTATAAATGAGATATATAATAAACTATACGACAAACGAATTAAATAGCAAATCGTTATAAATTCATGGCAAAGCACATTAAATCACAGGAGACATCAAAGAATGATGGTCGAAAATACAATAAGAGGTTAGCTCCTAAACCGATCAGTACTACTGATAAACAGGTTAAACCAGCAAGAAGCACTAAAGCTAAGAAGGATAGGATTTCATCATTTGCTGTATCGGCTATGNNNGAAGTNTTCGGAGGNGAAAAAGAAGCTTTTATACACATGGCAGAGCTGGCTAAGGCTAACTTTAATCAGATGCAGTTATTGATGCAGTATGCATACGGTAAGCCTAGTGATAAAATAGGTGATGATGGAGGTAAGAAGACTAAAGTAGCTCCAACTATTAACTTCGTTGTTAATGGGAACTCTACACCTCAGATAGATAATACAATAGATATAACAGATGAATAGTGTACAACTAAACGATAAATACATTCCTTTATTCACTGAGAAGTCACGATATAATGTAGTAACAGGAGGTCGTGGTTCTGGTAAATCATTCGGAGTCAATGTATTCTTATTAAACTTAACTTACGAGACAGGACATAAAGTCCTGTTTACTCGTTTTACATTAACATCCGCTGGAGCTTCTATTATACCTGAATTTATAGAGAAAATTGAGCTTATGGGTGTTGAGTCAGACTTTAGGATAACTAAAGATGAGATCATTAACCTAACCACAGGTAGCTCTATAATGTTTAAAGGTATCAGAACATCATCTGGTAACCAAACAGCAGCNTTGAAGTCCTTAAGTGGTGTTACAACGTTTGTATTGGATGAAGCTGANGAGCTTACGGATGAAGACACNTTNAGTAAGATTGACTTCTCTATNCGTTCTAAGATAAANCAAAATAGATGTATACTTATACTTAACCCAACTACAAAAGAGCATTGGATATACCAAAGATTCTTTATGTATCCTAACGTAAAGGAAGGTACTAACGGTGTTAAAGGTGATGTAACATACATTCATACGACTTACGAAGATAATAAGGAGAACTTGTCAGATAGTTACCTAGAGCAGTTGTATGACTTAAAGAAGAGAAACCCTGTAAAATATAATCACCAGATATTAGGAGGCTGGTTAAACAAAGCAGAGGGAACTATTATCACTAATTGGAAGGTAGGACAGTTCTTACCGTATGATTTGACTTGTTTTGGTCAAGATTTTGGATTTTCTACGGATTTAACCACATTAGTGAAGGTTTCAGTGGATAAGGACAACAGGAGGGTGTACGTTAAAGAGATGTACGGAGCGATAAATCTATCAACTTCCGATATTATCTACAGAAACAAGAAATACGCTGGTATGGATCTTATTATATGTGATAACTCTGAGCCTAGACTTATATCTGAAATGAAGAAGGGAGGGTTAAACATAAAGCCTACTATTAAAAAGAAGGGTAGTATACTATCAGGTATAGCGTTAATGCAAGACTATGAGTTAGTTGTGGATGCTGAGTCTACAGGTATTATCAAAGAGATTAATAACTACGTGTGGCATGAGCGTAATGCAAAACCAGTAGAGAAATTTAATCACTATGTGGATGCAATTAGATATAGTCTTATGTATTTACTACAGGGTGTTAACTCAGGAAAATATGTAATAAGATAAAAAAAAATATTATTATTGCAGAAAAATTTAATATGGAGGGGTACAGAAATGTACCTCTCTTTTTTTGTTTAATATAGAGGGGTAAGTTTTTGTATATATGTTTAATATGGAGGGGTGCGTTTAATATGGAGGGGATCAAAAGTCCTTGTCTAGAAACATTATTGATAGCAATAATTTAACACAATTTATTTGCATAACTCAATATTTTTTCGTATGGTCAAAATTAAGCACAAAAAACCCTTGTCGAGTCCGTATAAACTCAAAAAGGGTTAATTATATGTTAAAAAATTAGGTTATTACATTTTATTTACAGGTGTTTATGTTACTGCAAACATAAGAAAAAAGAGCCTATTAACCTAAGTATATTAACGAAAATGTTTTCGTAGATTTATCTTGTGTATGTCAATTATATTGTTATTCGCGCGCGCGTTCCTTCTATTTATACCCTATATAAAAAATAATTTAAAATAATTGTAAATAAATTTGCACAATATATAAATAGTGTGTATATTTGGCGTGTAGACAGATATTAACAATAAAAACAAACACTATGAAGCCAGTATTTAAGAAAATAAACAAAACTAAAGGGGGTAAATTAATTGCTTATGACGTAAATAGAAATATATACATATTAGACGCGAATAACCAATGGATAGAATTAAGTAATAATAAAATTTATGAGATACTATTAAAAAGCAAAATAAACTTGCACAATATATAAATAAGTATTATCTTTGAAGTGTTGAAAGGGTTTAACCTAAGTAGACAAAAATAAAGTAAAATAAATAAAAATAAATTAGGTAGTAT